CAGCCCGTGTAACGTCTTCACCATATCTGGATACATAGTCATCAAATGATGATTGGAACCCTTCTTGACCAGCCTTTAACTCGCCCTAAGTAGCAGAAAGATCTCCGTAGTATGTGTCTTGATTAGACGAGAGATCGCTTAAGTCTTCCGCAAGCGTTCCTTGACCCGCCATTACACGATCCCCTTGACCCGTAATGTTTTCGTCTATGGTATTAAATGCGCTGTTCAAAGCAGTGTTTTGAGCATCAAACGCGCTACCTGTTGCGCCAAATCCTGCATCAACTGCACTTTGAACGCCGCCCACACTATTGTCTAATGTATCAAAGCGCCCTGTTGCATCTGCAAACCCTTGATCCACGTTTCCTGACAACGTACTTATGTCTCCACGGGTATCCGTAATATCCTGTCCAAGAGTACCTTGACCGGCTATAATATCTGTCTGACCTGTCTGTAAGCCGCCAATACCGCTAGATAATCCACTTAGAGAGTTCCCTACATTAGCTCCCAGAGTGTCTATTGCGCCGTATAATCCAGAACCATAATCATCACCCGATCCTGCAAAACCAATTTGCTGCCCCAGCGCACCTTGACCTGCTTGAAGGCCACTAATCCCAAGATTAGCTGTTCCAAGATCCGCTATAAGAGAATCTATATCTACACCTTGGCCCTCTAAGGTTGCTCCAAGAGCATCCATATCTACTCCACCAGCCTCTAGACGGGCGACCAGATCATCGTATTGCGCCTCTCCTAGGCCTGTTTCGTAGGTGTTATAGGTTTTTTTACTTCCACCACACATTCTAACATTCCTTTGTAGTTATATAGCCAATTTTATCGTAACCGTTTCTGAGTAAGAACTTTTCATACCCAGTTGATGCGGTGCCTGATGAAGTGGCTACACAAACTTCGATAGCACCTTTTCGTTTTGCCCAAGCTTCGAACTGAGAGAATAGGATTTTTAAAGATTGGAAGGCATACTTACGCTTATTTGGTTTAATATACACGCCTAGATCACTAGCGCCTATTTTATCAGAGAAATAAAATTCCCCTACAGTACCCATCATATAACCAATAAGCTTTGTATTTTCCTCTACAACCCAGCAAAACATTTCGTCTTTAATTGCAGACAGTACCAAATCCATTATTTTCTTTTCAGAAAAACCTTGATTTTTTGCTAAGCATGTTTGCTGGAATGTTTTGCAAAGTTTGATGACTTGAAGAGCGTCTTCTATCTTTACAGGTCTAATCTTAATATTCATAGTTACATTAGGTATTACATTAATTATAACACTAATGCAAGCATTATGTAATATGTTCTAGGCGATTTTCTAAATCTTCTATTCTATAAGTTGCTTCTTGTAGAGCCGCCCAAAGAAGCGGGACCAAAGCTCCATAATCTACTGTTTGATATACGGGATTTCTAGCGTCATCGACCCGATCTTTTTTCCCCGTAACAGCGTAGGAAGCAACTTTTTGAAGCTCATGCGCAAGAAACATATCCCGCTCAAATAACTCATCATGCTTAATACCTGTCTTAGGCTTTACGGACATTATCTTTTCTAGGGGTCTCTCGACTTCTCCGTGAATTGTCTTTGCGCGGTAGTCAGAGGTTGTGTTGAATGCTGTAGCTGAAACAGACGAGTTAAATGTGCCCGTCCCAACAACAGATAAATTCCCACCTATAGAAGCTCCCCCAGAAGTAAATAGGTTTAACCACTTTTTGTTGGTTGTACCTAAGCCATAGGTGTCCGTATCTGCAAGATCTGGAACAATAGCGCTTTCTGATTTATTTATATGGACTAAGGGATGCCATATTGCTGATCCTGCCGTATTATCTACACAAATATGCAGTCTATCGGTAGATGTATTTACCCAAATACTTCCAACGGTATATCCATCAGCTGAGTCATCCCCAGTAGTAGGATCAGTAGTGGCTGTATTGTTATTTTTCCCGCCTACTCCCCCATTAGCTGCTGGAAGATATCCACTCACAGATGAATTGAGAGGTATTTTAGGGCCGTCTCCAGTAGCGCCTGTATGCGTATGACCTGTAGTCCCATCAAACGCACTTAAGAGCTGATTAAATTCATTATTAAGAGAGCTAGCTGTAATATCCAAAGACGGTTGAATAGCACTAGCTGATTGTCTGGTGTAACCTGCCATTTATCTTCTTCCTGCTTTACTGTATTCCAAAACCAACCCTTGGATTGTGTATGGATCAAATATGCCATCAGTCACGAATGTAGCTTGAACACTAAATCCGCTACCTTGAATATCATTAACCATTACAGGCTTACTTGTGCCATCGTATTTAACATTATTTCCGCCGTAGGTTATGTTGCGACCCCCATAAACAACTGGAGCGCCTGTAGATGTCTGAGTATAATCAGCTGGTTTTGGGGTATCCGGATCTGACCAATCGTATTGAAGGACTAGGCTCAGCGTAAATGGTCCTTCGGCACGAATAAACGTATTCATCTTATGGATTGTTTTACGGATCTCCGTATCTCCCATATCTAAGTAGGGAGTACTATAAAGAGCAATTATATTTTGACCCGCAAGACTATTTCCATTTTCTTGGCGATATACTTTGCCGTCATATCCACCATGTAGAATATACTCTGTAGCCCCGATAAATTCAGAGGTTACCACAGCAGCTTTAAATCCCAGCAACTCAGCATATTCCCATTCAATTGAGCCGCCCTTAAACACAATTCCGCCTAAAATACCTTTACCTTCTCCGGAGCTTCCTCCAAAAAAATATCGGACTTGGGATTTAGATCGAACTACACAAGAACTTAGTGTGCTTAAATCTTCACTTTTAATGATATCAATTAGCTTACCCTGTATAGGTCTAGAGATAGACTCTAGTTCCACATCCCCAATTCTTGATGTTCCTGCACAAGGCCGTAATCCATCCGGGGCTAGGAAAATTAAATCGCCCCCAAGCTCTTGAACTGAGTCTCGCGCAATACATCCCACATTCGCTGTAACAGGCTCAGATTTAAACGGCGCTGGTGGATTAGATTGAGTATCCGCTGAGTATTTTTTGATTGCATTTTGCCCAAATACAAACAAATTGTCCCTAAAGGGTTTAATTTGAACTATCTCAAATCCAGCTGAGTACTGTTGTGCGCCATCTGCATTATTCCAATTAAATGGATTGTTGGGAGCAGAATGGGAAAACCCAGCTTTATACGATTGATCACCACCCATGAATATGTGATTTTCAAATACATCAATAACTTCGGGAGCTGCATAACACTGGTCTCCACCAGCAGTAATTGCAGCAGGATCCCCGGATATCGCATAAGTATTAGATGGGTTTAAGTATCTCCAGTTAGCGCCATCAAATACTACCGCGTTGTTTATGCCATCAACGAACGCAATAAATGATCCGGAGACTTGTGGAGAGTCAGTCCGTGTACCGAAATTGAATTGAACATGTCGTATCCGACTTATAGTCTTTGTGCCAGATACAGTATTGTGGGTTAAGCCTGTATTAATTTTAGTCCACCCAACTAGTGGGGTATACTTCCAGAATGAGTAAGTCGTTGCACCAACATCCTTACGTGCAGCGATAGGGTAAGGATTGCCCAGATTTTCATTGCGATACATAACCAGACCTAATATTGGCCCTTCAGCTAAATCTGCATCATTGCTATCTTTACCCTGTACTTCTTGCCCGTATCCTCCAGACAGATATGTTTCTGTCGTGTCGTAGTAATCAAATCCTTCAATGCGCCTGTATCCTCCAAATAGGCTAGGCTCATAGTTGGTCAGTCTGGTTGCAGCACCATCCATGTTCTCTGCCAAATCCAAATGGTTCTCATTTGAGTTTAGCCCCCCAGAACAGATGAGCTTATATGTTTCTATACGATCCACTTAAAAACTCGCATTGATGGATTTATATAAAGGGGCGCTAGCTCCGCCGCCGAACTGTACTCGCGTATCCACTACGCCGCTAAACTTATTAATGTATTGGCTTTTTAGATCTGCTACAGCTTGCATAAAATTAGCCTTCGCTAACTGTGCAGACTCTGGATTATCTTTCAACATATACATATGATAAAGAGCGCCTTCGATAATGGTAGGTTCCAAGGCGTTTGGATATATTATGTTTCCTGTAATGGTATCATCATAGTTAACCATTTCTAGGGGGTGTAAGTAGTACCTAAAGGTAATTCGATACGACTTATCCGGCGCTGGACTTACGCCCCATCCCGTACCATGAGAAGGAAATACATATTTTGGTATAGATATCCCATTAGTAGCATTATCATCGTCTCGATCTCTATGATATTTATACCACGTATCTGTACTAATGTATTGAAGTCTTTTATTTTCAGTAGAGTAAGTGCCATCAGCTATAATCTGAAAACTATTCCATTCCATAGACTTCAATTCAACAGGATTTGAGTATTCAGTCTGACCTACGACTAGAGATGTTGCCTCCTCAGCCGCATTAAAGGGCCATTCGTACTGCATCGTGTTTAAATCAAATACAGCAGAGTTAATTGCATCCTTGGCGGCAGCTTGTATTCCTCTAGCCGAAGGAAAATCCGTTGTACTTAACTCTACTTCATTAAGGCGTCTTAGAAGCCTATTTGTAAGATTGATGAATACAGTCATTATGCGACCTTCTTAAACGGTGTTGTCGGTGTGGATGTGCTTGTGGTTTTAAACGGTGCAGAGGTAAGGTCTTGAGCTGTAGATGTGCTAAAGGGCGTTTCGTGTATCGCAGTGAACGTAAATACGCTTGTAGAAAAGCT